GTAGGAGCTATACTTGATACAAGCGCAAATAGCAATGGATATGCCCCTATAGACGATGTTTTCGTAAAACATGAGGATAATGCCAAAGAATACATATCATCTAAAATCGTAGAGGACAGCCCTGAATATTTTCAGAGGGTATGGAAGGTTAACCTTGCAACCAGAGTGATATATGAGACTAAAGACAAGGCAAAAGAGCTTATTGAGAAGCAATTTAAGATTAAATAAAATTTAAATTATTATATATCATGAGTAAAGTAATTTTTAAGGATGAGCCAAAAGTAATTTTTAAGGATAAGCCATTCGTAATCAGAAATTTATTATTAAGCGGCTATATATATGAACAGTGGGAAAATTTTTATCTTTTGCCTGAAAAATCGGTCAAAAACCCCACTCTTCTGTCAAGAAATCCCGTATTAACAATAGAAAAGCATTTCAGAGAACTATCACAGCCAATACAAATAGATTATTCAGATTGGGAGACAGGAGAATATATAAATTACAAAGATGTATTTTTCAGATATTATATTTCAAAAGAAGAAATCACATGGGAGGACGCAGAAAATCAGCGTATAAAACAAATATGCGGGACTCTTGAAACAGAACAAAAATTCGAAGGTTATAGTGAATACACAATTACGTATTACTGGACTAATTTATTTATAGGCGGGCGGGATATAAGAAAAATATTAAGACGGCATAAAGGAAAATATATTTTAATGAAGATAGACTATAAAGCCTACCAGGTATAATCAAAATTTTTATATTATTCTTCTTTATCTTCCTCCCCCTCTTCCTTCTCCTCCTCCTCCTTTTCTTCTTCTTCCTTATTGATTTCTTTTAATAGAGATTCCTCATAAAGCTGTTTGCCCATTTCTATAATTACATCTTCAATGCTTTCCTGATAATAACCATAAGCCACAGCTAATGGAATCAGAATTTCTTCAAATAATTCATAAGCAGTAAGGTCATCATACTTTTTGCTGACAACCACCCGACAATTTTCACTTTTAAGTATTGCTTTCATGTTTATATTTTAACATTAATATTATGCCAGACTCAATTGAAAATGCAGTCCGTGAATGGTGCGAAATAACAGAGCCAATTCCGGAAGAACTTCTTTTATTCCTTAGGAATAAATCAAAATATTTACTTGAATATGAAGAGGCTTTATCGGATTTTATGGAAGACGGAATAAGTCATGAAGAGCCATATGATGAATTTGAAATAGCCTTTAGCACAGATGTTAATCTTAAAAAATCCAACAAAACTCTTACTGTTAAATTACTAAAAAATTCACGCCAAAAACTTGATAATCTTATGAGAATAGGCGAGGAGGCAGTTAATCTTAATAAATAATTTAACCAAAAATTACTATGGAAATCGAAGATCTACGAGTCGGACAATGGCTCACAAGGACAAATGATAATCTCCTCATTGATTATTATATTAAAGGAAAAAATTACAAAATAATCGGAAAGGTTGGAGATTGGATATATATTAGAGATGAGAGTGGCGGAAAAGCATGTTTTGATACACTTAAAGATTGGGAACCAGCTCCAAAAACATGGGAAACTTTGGAAGTAGGGGATATTATAAAGGATAAAGATGGTTGCCGCAGTAAAATTCTTGAGGTAGGGCAAAATAGTTTTTTACGTAGCAGTTGGGATGTTTTCGATGAGGCTAGTGGAAACTATATATTTGAAGAAGCAAAAAATAAAGGCTGGACAATCGAACAGGCGGAAACACCAGATAATTTTGTTCAAATTAAGATTGACGGAAACGAAATAGATATTACAGAGGAACAGGTTGCTCAGATTAAAAAAATTATCAATATTTAAAATGCAGATACTTATAAACATCATCAAAGGGATTATCAGGCTTCCGATTTCACTATTGCTATTCTTAATATTTGCAATTCTGGCAGGTATCTTTATGCCGTTGAGCCTGCTTGAAGGTCTCGGAAGCAGAAAAGAATTTTATAAAACTGAAATTTTTAAATTTGTTCAGAAGATTGATAAAAAAATTAATATATTCTAATTTTTAAATATTATGTCAATATTATTACCCTTAATAGCTCTGGCTGCACAAATAGTCTTTGTTACATTAACAATTTGTATAATCAGAAAATTTGAAAAAGAAAATTTACGTCTGCGCACACGGCATATTTATGAGAAATTTCTATTAAAAGAAATCAATAATACGCTTAATCGTAAGCTTGACTTAAGCTGTCTTGATGATTCTGAATTGCCAAAGAAAAAAACAAAAGAAGTCATTGATTTAATTTTTATAAATTATAAAAATGATAAAAAGCCAGCAAAAGCTAAAAGCAATAAAACAAAAATTAAATCAAAGAATTTAATTAAAAATTAATATTATGGCAACCAGAGAAAAAGTAAAAAAACTGATTATACTGTTAGGAGGGACAAAAAATCAAATAATGCTTGGCGATGTGCTGGAAAAGATAACTGAACTAAGTCCTAATAACAACATCTGGGACAAAATAGATAAAACAGTAAGGCTATGGAGCAATTATGATTTTAAAAAACCCCTTAATCAGATAGTTAAGGATAGCGGTTTCGCTTTTGCCCAATGTGTTGACCCTGACTGCAAATGCGGAACTTTTCCGCTCAGAAACGATAAGTGCAAATACAAATCTTACCTTAAAGACTTCTACGCCAGAAATTTATGTGATTACCTCTGCGAAATATTTCTTGATAAATCTTAACTTTTAAAACCATGAAATTTGGGACACTTCAGGTACAAGCTGAACCTCATTTTATTGCTAAATGCCCACGCTGTAGCTATAACATGAAAGAGTGTCCAGAAGGCTGGTTTTCAAGTGTGTTCTATTGCAAAAAGTGTGATGATATTTATGAAGTAAGATTGATAAAAAGAGCAAAAAAAACGATTAATAAAAAATATCTGGAAAAATGCAGAGAAATGGATAATTCAACCTGATAAATCTTAATTTTTCTAACCATGAATAAAATGATTTTACTTGGCACAGGAAAATATGTGAAACGTGAACTCCCGATTATTAAAAGAACGCCAAATAAAAAAAAATTACAAAAACTTAAAAAGAAATTACCTGAATTATAAATCTTAACTTTTAAAACCATGTCAAACCTCAAAAAAATAATGGAAGAATTTGATGAAATTTTTTCTTATATTATAAATGAGCCAATTAGAGATTGGAAAGATAGGGCACTCACACAGCCAGCTATTCATGAGTTATTAAGGCGTAGTGGCTATTATGCTTACAGAAATTTTATAGAAGAAAAAATCAAAGAAATTGAAAGTAAAACTTTTAAAACCATGAATAAAAAAACAACACCTTCAGTATACTTTTTCTGCGATAAATGCGATGAAATGTTCAGGAAGTATAATCCTGAATGGATTTGCCCGAAATGTATGCAATTTAAGATGAATATCTTAAAAGCTACTCTTTATAATTCTTTTTTAAGAAATTAACCTTTAAAACCATGAAAAAACCCCTAACAACTACAGATAAAATCTTTGCCGGCTGGCGTATGGGGTGGAGTGCGCAGATAAAACATATAGGACATGTTATAGCTGTGTGCGTAAATGAAGACTGCAAAGAAAGAATAATAGTCATAGCGGAAAATATCTGGTGTGGTCAAATCTCCGAAGAAACACTCAATAAAATGAAAATATCAGGCTGGTTATATGCAGGAGAACTAGCAGAGCTAGCAGTGGGTGAGCGAATAGAAGGAAAAAAATTCAGAATGAAAGATAGTGGGGAAATATTTACTGCATGGAGAAATTACACTGATTATATAGAACAGGATGGTCCTGATATGATTTCTAAATCAGAAATTGAACCTTATTTCGATTAACTTTTAAAATTATCCCCTACAACATATATTGTACGGGATTAACCCCATTCAGCAGGGGTGGCGGAATAGGTAGACGCTTCGTGAGAGCGCTTCAAGGATATGTTTTAAACGCATTGGCAAAAGATTAGGGTGTAAGCAATAACGATTCGCCATACGGCTTACATCAACCACGTTATCCATGCTAGGGTGCAAATCCCTGCCCCCTGCTGAATGTGATTAATTAACCTAACTTATGAAAGAAATATTTAAAAAAATTAAAGGCATAGAATGGGACTGGTTTGGATATGATATGAGTGTATACAGCTGGGAAATTGGCAATAATAAAATCAGTTTTTGGGATGAAAATGCTCCTGATTATGGCAGCAGTCTTGGACAGCCTACTGTTGATTATTCACTTGCTGACCTGCTTGCTAACCAAAGCTGGTGTAAGGCTGTATGGAATAAAAAAATAAAAAAATGTTCAAATTGCGGAGGAATATCAACATCATATGGATATAAAAAATTCTATAATTGTGATTGCATAGATAATAATATTATAAATGATTGGGAATATAGTTCAGAGCAGGCTTTTCTGACCCTCCGTGATAAAGGAAAGGAAGAAGCTATACAGTACATTGAAGCGACAATGAATTGATGATTTTAAAATATGGAGCAATTATTAAAACAATTAGGCTATATTTTTCGTTCTTTGTCCTTTCATTCAAATGGGAAGTGGACAGCAAAAGCAGGAAAAAAATCAGGAGGCTTTTTATGCCACGGAAATACTCCTAAAGAGGCATTGCAAAAACTTTTAAACAAATCTAATAAAAGAATTATTAAGGCACTCAGATATACCTTGGCAATTACAGAAAAAATCTATAACTATAGATTTCGTATCAATTCATCACTAAGGCAAGAATTTTGGCTTAAATAAGCCATAAAAATAGTTATAGGAATTTTTTAACCTTCTATATATATAACTTTATGATTTATATAACCGGAGACACACATTTCAGCCACCAAATGCTTATAGATAAGGGTTATCGCCCTGCTGATTATGAAGACAAATTCAGGAATGCGTTTAGTTATTTAAAAATCAGCGACATATTGATACATCTTGGAGACTTCTGCATTGGCAATGATGAAAAAAATCACAATTTCTTTTCACATCATATCTGGGCAAAAAGAATTTTAGTGCGAGGAAATCATGATAAAAAGCCAGATACGTGGTATTATAAGCATGGCTGGGATTTTGTCTGTGATTCCTTTTCCTTAAAAAAATACGGGAAAATACTTGTTTTTTCGCATGAGCCTTTAAGAAATTTTATAGGTGATATTAATATTCATGCCCACTGGCACAATAATAATCACAGGTGGGACGATTCTTTTAAAGAGTGGTACAGCGACGATAAATACAAGCTGTATTCACCGGAAAATATGAATTATCAGCCTGTCAGCCTGCGTAAATTCTTAAAATTATAACAATATGCCTGAACAAAAGGCAACAAAAACCGCATGGGTAAAAAAAAGTTTCCTTTGGTGGGAATGGTGGAAACCGCTATTTACAGACAAAGGAAAAAGAAAACCTTATAATGTTGAGAGAAACGGAACATTATACGAAATAAAGCCGTTATGCTGGCAATGCGGCACAAGGATAAGAATAGGAAGATTTGAAGAAGACAATTATACTTTCAGGTACTGTCCGAAGTGCAGAATGGCTTTATGATAATTTAAATTAATATGGATTCATTCTTTTTAGGATACATAACGGGGTTCTTCACATCCTGCTTAACTATATTTATCTGTATAAAATATTTATGATGAATAATTATATTACCGCATACAATTCAGCATGCAACAGCCTTAAAAACAAATTTCTTAAAAGCCTTGATTGTAAAAAACGAGGTCATTATGATTATAGCTACTGGGTAGGAGGAGAAATAGGAGGAGTGCTAAGCTTTGGAGACTGTTATGTATCAATGAATGATATTGTTAATTATTTTAAATACAAGCTTACTCCTGATGAATTTTTCGAGTGGTATGATGACAACGTTGCAAACGTAGAAACAAGTGGTTATTCCGCAATAACCATGAAAGAATGGAAAAAAGATAAAAGAAACCGTGCAATAAGCTGGGTATGCAGAAAATGCGGTATAAAAGCACAGGGTGAAGTTAATTTTCTTAAAACTGCCACAGGCACATCAACATGGCATGAGGGCAAATGTGATGTATGCAAAAGAAAAAATGTACCTGTTACAGAGCCAAGGGATTTTGACTATCCTGATTTTACTCCTTTTTTAAAAAGAAAATGATACTTTATACTGAAAAAGACAGGTCGGAAGTTGATCCACACAAATGGTTCGCATGGTATCCTGTGTGGGCAGGCGATAAACGAAATGATATAGGCGCTAAATACAGCTTAGTCTGGCTGGAATATGTTGAACGCTGGAGATATGAAAATGGCTCCTGCTGGCATTATACTTTAATTAAAGAAAAACTCCGGCATTCCCGGGCATTCCTGAAAACCCCCGATTCCCGGTACTGTATAATTAAAAAAAATGAGAACTAATTTTTATGATTTTTTCAGGGTTAATAGTGATTTTTCCCTTACTGTTAAAAAAGACATTACAATTAGCTCTGTAACGTGGCATAAGAACGTAACTATCCATAAAGATATAGCATTTAGCGGAATCTGCCTTTCAGAACATATAGGGCATGATTTAGAAATAAAAAAAACTAAAAAAGGAAATATTTTAACAGGAATTTACTGAAAACCCCCGATTCCCGGGCATTCCCGGGCATTCCTAAAAAACCCCAATTCCCGGTACTGTATAATTAAAAAATTATGAGAATTTACACTGACCCTGAAAACAAAACAATCCCACCACACAAATGGTTTGCATGGTTCCCTGTGTGGGCTACATTCGAAAAAAAAGCAAATTCAAGAGGCAGTTTGGTCTGGCTGGAGTATGTTGAACGCTGGAAATGGGGAGAGAGCCGCTGGCAATATATTCTGATCAAAAAAAATGAACCAGGCATAAAGTCATCAGATAAGCTATCAGAATCAAAGAAATGATTACGTAAAAAAAATTTCTCATATAAATGATTATTTCTTTTTATCTTCTTTCCTCTTCATTATAGCATATCCCAGCGGGCGTTTGTATTTTCCATTTCTTCTCCATGGATTCCACAATATACCCCCGTCCCACGAATCATAACAGACAGGCTTTCTCATTGTCCCCCAGCCCCAACATGCCATCCAATGTACGCCTCCGCCCTGTGTTTGCACCTGAACAGCCACTCCGTAATCTTCATCCTTGCAATGCCTTTCGACCTCCTCCGGCTCATATTTTCTTACTCTCTTCACAAATTCCATGCCTTTAAAATCCGTGCTTATCCAATTAAGGTACTTGGGTTCAGGGTCATCTGGAACACTTACAAACTTCCATGCTTTAGCCGCTTCATCAGGCTTTGTATGGAAATACTGAGCCCATTTTGATTCTATTGCGCAAAGAGATGAGATAAGGCACCCTGCCTCACCTATTGTTGTTTTGCTGTCCCCGATTAGAACATTTTTCCATTTTGGTGAATTTTGGGATAGGCGAATCATAATTTATTGTTTAAACTGTTTTTATTTATAGCATGCCTTGTGCTTTTTTACAAATTAGGTAAAAAACTTCTTGATTTTTAAAATTCAATAATATAATTTAATAATGAATTTAATATTTAATTATAAATTATGAAAAATGAATTAGTTTTTACAAAAAATAATGAAGTATGGAGTGATTCTTTAATTTTCGCTGAGAATTTTGAAATTGCACATAATGAAGTTTTAAAAAAAATAAGAAAACTCACTGGGGAAATTTCACTAGTGAAAAATATATTTATTGAAGTAGACCATATAACAGAAAGAAATAGAAAATATAAAAAATATATTATGAATCGTGATGGTTATATGTTTCTGGTAATGAATATAGGAACCAAAAAAGCAAATGAAATAAAATTAAAATTTATTGAGGCTTTTAATTCTATGGAAAAAGCCTTATTAAATCATCAAAATGTGTCATGGCTTAATACAAGAGATATTGGAAAGCTGGTACGTAAAGAGGAAACAGATACAATCAAAGATTTTGTTGAATATGCTACACTACAAGGAAGTAAAAATGCAAAATTCTACTATTCAAATGTAACCAAAATGTCCTACAAAGCCCTTGCATTATTAGACCAAAATAAAACTACTCCAATAAGAGATATGCTATCTCTTTCTGAATTATGGAATTTGAATCTTGCAGAAAGAAAAGTTGTTGAATCTTTAAAAAAAGGAATAAGTCAAAATCTTCATTACAAAGAAATATACATACTAGCAAAACAAGAATTAGAGCAGTTATTTAATTTTCTGCCTAAAAATCAATCTAAATTGCTTGAATCCAGATAAACCACTTGACAATAATTAAATTATGTGATATGATGAATATATCTTAATTAAATAAAATGTCTACATCAATTGCTATTATTATATTAATTACCTGTATTTATCTGATATTTGGAGACTTTCCTTCTAAACATTAATCTTTTACCACCTCAGCGCCACCTTTTATTAAGGCTCCTTTGGCTATTCTTGGTAATAACTCCGTGCCCTTTCTTACTGCCGACGGTAATGCTTGCGCCTGAGTAAACTTTTTTATTAATGCAGAGGCAATCTGAGGATGTGAAACTGCCGCCTCTGTAGCACCAACAATACCTGCTATAGGAGCTAATGCCTGCAGCCCTGGTATTAAGCCGGCTGTTACTCCAGCCCCAGCCCCTCCGACAAGCCTGCTCATCACACTAAATGTCGGGTCTCTTTGTGCGGCTGTAGCAAAAGGGTTTGTTTTTGTGCCTACACCAAGCAGTTCAGATAGTACTCTTATTTTTAAATTATCTTTCTGTATTGTGCCTGTCCTGTCTAAATCAGCTAAGGTATTCCTTATTGGCTTTAAGGTATTTCGTATGCCTGCTGCGGCTTCTGTATCAGATGTATTAAACATAAAATCATCAGCAAATCTTCTTACATCATCTATATCGTTAGCTGTAACTCTCTTCTTTTTTGCTATCTGATTCAACCTTGTAAATGTTTCTTCTTGCCCAAGAATACCCTTATTCCTTTTTATTAGTTCTTTAGTAAGAGCTTTGAATCTAGGAATACGTTTTACATCTATGCGAGATTCAATAGCAGATAATATGTGCTTTTTTGTAGCTCTTGCCCTATCTAATACTAATCTGGCATGGTCTACCATGTCATCTCTTGTAGTTTGCAATCCTTTTTGGAAAAATCCCTCTTTGACAAAAAAATCACCAATATTATCATATGCTTTCTGTTTTTTTGTACCTACTTTAATTGGAATTTTTGCAATTTCATCTGCATTTCGTGTAACAGTAGGAGTTAATCCTGTAGCTTTATTGATAAGGCGCTTCATGCCTAAAAATTTCTTTAATGGTGCACCCAACAATGGTAATCCACCGCCTATTACTGCTGCTGTTGCAGCTTCTTTTCCTACTCTTTCTTCCTGAAATGCCGTTATGCCTGCCGCCTCTGCCGCGCCTACTCCTGCCCGAGTCAAAAGTCCTGCCGCTTTAGGCGCCTTTAATCCTGCGGCACCTGGGACTAAAAATTCTCCTATCTGTAATGCAAGAGCTCCTATTTCCTGTCCTGTACCAGTAGGAGTTGTCAATTTTTCAGGAAGTCTACCGGGTATTGGTTTTTTCCCAAAAGAAGGTGTTAAAGCCTGCAACCCTCTTTGACCTATTTTACTCAATGTCTCAGTCTGCCTTAAAAATTCTTTACCTGCACCTATAACAGGTTGTGCTAATTCTGGCAGCCCCTTTAAAAATTGCCTCCCAAATCTTCTCATTAAAGAGGGTTTTTTCGGCATAAGTTTTTTCTCCTTTGTTTTAAAAAGATTTTCATCAGACTCAATCTGATCTGGCAAGCCTTCTAAACCAAATTGTTTTTCTTTTTCTGATGGTAATTGTGAAAGGTCTATTAAGGGCATATTAATATTGTTTTAAAATAAAATTAATATTATTCTCTGTTACAGGCTTGCGCCTATCCTCAAGAAATTTTATGGCGTCCTGCCTTGTTTTACCTGTAAATTCTACAGGCTGCCGTATTGGTTCAGGTGTGCTCCTGCCTTCAAGCTCTGCCTGTATTTCAGCTATCCTATCAACTCCTAATTGCCTTTCAAGCCTGCTTACCTCTGATTTAGTTGCAAAAGTTACAGGAATTCCTGCTTCTTCAAATTCTTTTTGCCTTGCAAGCAATTCTTTATAAAAAGTTTCAGCTGCAGCATTACTTAAAATGCTAACTGTATCATTCATCTCATCACGCTGCGACTTTGTAAGCTTTTGTCCTGTATTTAGTTTATTAAATGACTGCTCAAGCCTTCCAATAAGATTAACAGCATTTTCAACACTTGCAACCTCTGTTTCTCTGGCGACACTGCGTGGGTCAACCACTTTAAGAAAATTCACTACAACAGCCACATCAGCTATACCTGCCCCTTTGGAGAGAAGTTCAGGTATTGAAGCTACTTTTGACTCTATTTCATTAAAATTGCTCCTTAAAGGCTTAATTTCTTCCTTAGCAGTATCCTGTAATTCCCTGTCAGATTTTGTAATAAGACCGAATTGCTGTTTAGCCTCTGCAAAATTGCGAGCTTTTCCGCTTTCTACTTGCTGAATAATCCGTTTTGCCAATCTATTTCTTTCTGTTTCTGTGCCGCCTAAATCAAAAGCAAGAGCCTGAGCCTTCATTCTTACGTCCTCTGCTACCCCTTCCGCCTCCACCCCCTTATTCATACCTTCCTGCTCTATATTTCCGCCAACACTCATAGCCGGAGCAGATGACGGATGAATAAATCCAAGCACTTTTGCGTCATTCATGTTGATTCGCCTTCCCCTTGTTACTCTTCCTGTCCTATAATTAGCCTCTTCAAGTATAAGGTTATCACCATCAATGCCCATAATTCTTGCCACATGACCGCTGTTTTCACCTGGGGCGCTTTCTGCCGTAAGCACAGCGTCTCCTGTTCTTACCTCATTCCTGTCAGTAAACCCTTCCTCCTGAACAGCACGAAGTTTGTCGGCTGTAGTAAATAATCCAAATGGAAGATTCGGTATTTTCTGCCTTAGCCATTTTACGCAATTATCACTATTTGGCTGTTTACCAATATCAACCATTTCACTGGTATTTGTAGTAGGAGAAGACGAAGGCATGCCAAAGACATCAGTAAAGGTGTCAGTCTGTCTTAATTTTTCCTCCTGCAGCCTCAATCTTTTTAGGTCAAGAGTATTCTCAAAAACTCTCTGATTTTCTGCCTGCATAAAGTTAAAAGCCTTATCCGTAACATCCCTGTATGTCTTTGCATAATCCCTTTTTGCCTTAGCTACAGAATTTGCAAGTTCAGTTTCATCTGTTATTCCTGCTTCCAGCAATTCATCTATCCTGTTTGTTATTTCAGCATATTTATTCTCAAGAGCTTCGCTCATCTGGTTCTCAATAATGCCAACATTATTATTGTAAGTTTCTATTATTGAGTCTGCCTGCCTTCCGACAAGCATAGTTTTGTCTGCAAAATTGCCTCTTAAATCCTCTAAAGCCCTTCTGCCTTCCTCCTGCGCCTGAAGGACAGCCGCATTTCCGGCAAGAGTCTCTGCTCTTCCGCCTGCAAATGCAGCCAGAAGGCGTTTTGTCTTTGCGTCCTGCTGTGTATTAAACCTTTCCCTTTCGGTTATTGCCCTGTCAAAACTTCTTTCAAGCTGGTTTTTTGTGTATTCTGTTTCTGCAAGCCTGTCTCTCCTCTCTATCTTTTCTCTTTCAATTGCTGATTTCCCCTCTCTTGTAAGCTTATTCCTTAAATCATCCGTAAGCTCCATGCCTTCGGCTGTTGCAAGTTTTTCAAGCTGAGGCAATGAGAGCCTCCCCATTCTGCCTTCAAGCGAGGCAAGAACATTGTCCCCCTCATCTCCAAGGCTAAGGCTGCTAAGCTGCTGCCTTAAACGGTTCTCTCTGAGTTCACTTCTTGCCTCCTGTGTCCTGAAGGCATTCTCTAAATTTGTTTCAAAAATATCCTCCTCAAGCCCAATTTGTGATTCAAACGGAGTTCCCTTAAACTGCTCACGTGCTGCTTTGCCTGCTTCTTTTACTGCACTTTCACGTGCCTTCATCTGTTCTGTCTTTTGTTTTTCCTGCTGTTCCCTGAAATCAGTTATTGCTTTGGTGAGGTCTGCAAAGTCTTTCTGTTCAGGCATAACAGGCTCTCTCATTGCTTCTTCTTCCGGCAATCCTTCCCCTGTTAATGCCCCTCCTCTTGCTGGCTGTGCCCTCTTTTTTGCCAAATCTATCCCTGTCTGCGGTACAAACTCTCCCCTTACTACGCCTGTCCTTCTTCCTATTCCTGATTCTGCCTGCCGTGCAAATTCCTGCCCAAACTGCCCTGTTCTTTTTGCTTTGGCAATATCTTCAGGCGTCTGCCCTGTACCTGTCTGCTCACGAGCCGCTCTCGCACTTAAAACGCCAGCTGCTATGCGCTTTTTTTCACGCTCTTCGGGTGTCAATACCCTTTCTTCACGCCTTTTCCTTACTGCACTTTGTTTTTCTTCAGTGCGAAATCCGGCAATTGTTAATTGCGGTCTTTTCTTTTTCGCCTCCTTATAACGTTGTGTGAAATTTGCCATAATTATTTATATTATTCATCGAAAGATATTGCATGCTGATGTACAATAACTGTTTTAGCAGCGGCTGCAGAAGATACTACGCCTATATTAGCATTCTGGATTCCACTGTTTGGATTATTCGCTGTTGAAGTATGGACAAGATTACCGTCAATATAAAATTTGTAATTGCTTCCGCTTGGCTCAATATAGTATTCATGAATAGTATCTATTGCATAAGAGCCGCTTAAATCTGAACTTTTTTCCTGCGTTGCCCCGTCTGCCACACTGGCATATAAAGCTCCGTCTGCAATCAAAAAGCCAACATGGTCTGTTGTTTCTGTTGCATTATGGTTGGTCGTATTTGTAGTGCCGTCATCCAGCCCGATAAAGCCGTCCTGCGCAGTAGTGGCAACATATCTCACCCGTGCAAAAAATCTTACATTCTTGGCGGCTACAGTAAATTGCGCTGCATTTATCTGTGTCATTGCATATTCTCCGGCTCCTGTTGCGTCAGACTGGCACTGCAGCCCTGAACCAAGCTCTGTAAATGTACCGTTATTGCCAACCTGAAGATTCCAGCCGTTATGAAGCTCTATCCTTGATATATTAAACCAGCTCTGCACTGTATCATGCGCATGAAGCGCAGAAGCGTCTGAGCCGCCAGTTAAAGTATCGCTGTTAGCCGTACTCATTAAACCTCCCCACGGAGAAGACATTACAAATCTTGTTCCGTCATATACAACAGTAAAAGGATTATTGGCAATAATATCTGATGTTTCAGGGTCTGCTAACGCTCCGTTAACAACTTTCTTGATATCTTTTGCCCCAAGGGCATTTACATTTAATGTACATGCTCCGGTATTAGCAGTATCAGGATTAACAATAAATTCCTGTCCTGCTGCATAAGCTGTAACAGCCGGTGTAGCAGTTATTGCATATGTATCACTGCCTGCTGATGAGGCAAAATAAATCCATTTATTATCTTGTGAGGCTACAGCAAGATTGCTTGGAACCCCTACTATACTTGCCCCTGTGCCTCCGGTGTCAGTGCCGGCATTAAGTTCTGCCTGTGTGGCTATTTCAAGCTTTCCTGCAACGCTTGTTGTGGCATTAGGAAAAGTCCCCCCCGATTCCCTGTCTATCCAGCTTCCGGCTGTATAATCCTGAAATTTACCGTCTGCTGTATTGTAAACAGCCATGCCATTTGCAGGAGAGGTTATAGCGGCGTCTCTGGCAGTTGCATCTGCGTATACAGGCACTCTCACAGAACCGCTGAAGACCCAGTCTCCGCTTATAGTTTCTGAGGCGTCCCCGTCAGGCTTTGCATTCTGCATAAGGCTATGCTGTACGAGCCTTACGGGATCCCCTACCCTATGCGACAGAATATTTGAAGATGTTGAATCTGATGTGCTCGTAGCGTCCTTATCCAGCCCCCTTGTACACGTCCTTATCTCTGTGCTTCCTGCGTCAACAGTGCCAAAATATACCCACTCCTTATTATTCCCGCTTCCTATAAGCATTACCCCTTTGGTAACTGTAATCGGCAGAGCAGCCAGAGCTATCTCTGTATCACTTCCGCCTGCGTCAAGTTTCTGCGCAAGCGTTGTATTAAATCCTGTTTCTGTTGTGAAAGCCATGTCAGAAAGATTAATTATTAAAGTTTTTCTCCTATCGGGACATTCTGTTTGCCTAGGATTATAGCGTCATAATCTATATCAGATATAATATAGTCTGTGTTAATCTGGTCTGTTTCGAATCTTAATTTCAGCTTTTTGCCTGTAACTCTTATAGGAATTCTTTTTACAAATTCAAGCAGTTCCTGCGCTTCGCCTATAACATCATCATCGCCTACAGAATATTCGCCTACAGGCTCTGTTGCTATCCCTCCAAGTTCAGCTGAGCCAACATCATTACTGTCAACAGTTACTGAACTTTTCTCATCATCATCCACGAACACTTTAATTGTCAGGGCTGTTGTTGCTGCTATGAAACCGTAAACATTAATATTCCTGTATCTCTTCCTTATCGTGGGTGCATTGCCGTTAAAGTTTTTTGTATCCCATACTGTTGGTATGGGGGCATTGTCCTCGTCAGCCAATCCGGTCTCATCTTCATACAGCCTTCCTCTTACAGCTGATGATGTTATGCTTTTATTCTCCCAGAAAGTTCCGTCTCCGAAGGCTTTTCCGTCATCTATCAGCCATTTTGGATTTCCTTCTTCATCCGCTTCATTTAGATAGCCTGTTATGCAGATATTCGGGAATGAACTGCCCACTTCTCTTACGTGGAATTTAACCAGCTGATTCTTCCTGTCATAATAGCCATTTGAATCGGCAGCAAAGCTGTCATCGATAAGAGCCTGAAGTGTGGGATTGATTTTTCGTGATATATTGGCAATTTCAGCTGTTACTGTTTCTGCAAAAGCCTTTCGTACAGACCTTATCTCCTTATTGGGAGTGAGATAAAAACAGTCATTTCCCACTACTACTGCGCTTTTCTGGTTAACACATCCGTCTGCGCCTTTTATGGGCTCTACATTCGGCACAGCTGTAGAATTATAATCCTTAAACCCTTTCATTAATAATGCGCCTTTTATCGTAAACAGTACTGCGAATCCGCTTAGCTCCTTAACTGCTGTTGCCCTGTTCTTTGCCAGTATTTCATCTGCCCCTCCGCCTGATACTGCGCCTGAAAAGTCATATATATCAGAAGGCGAAGCAGATGTTGCAGGCTTGCTTATAAAGAATGTGTTGGGAGCTGTCGGCACCCCTCCTGTTATCATTGAATTCAGATATAAATCTCCGAATAACGGGGTAAAATCAGAAGACTGGCTTATAGAATCCGGCTTTGTTGCCGGTTCATCGTAACCTACAGTGGTAGCCGCCTGTGTTGCAGTTGTGGTGAGCCCTGTTGTCCATGTAGCCGTTGTTGCCCCGTTTGTCAGCGTAACCACTCTCTCATCTCCGTTGCTGAATACAACATCATAAGTTCCTGTAGAAAGAGTCCAGTTGGCAGCCAGCTTTGAAGAAGTATCACTCGCCTGAAGCTGTTTAACGATGGTTACCGTAGCCCCTGTACCCTCTGCGGTTAAACTGTCTCCTGCGTCCAGAGTAATCGTCCCTGCGACTACTGTTGCTATCGTATAAGTTCCGTCATTGCTTGCTGAGCCTGAAACAACTATCTTGTCTCCGTTTACGAATCCTGCTGTTACAAATCCATTTCCTGTATCTGTTATTGTATCAGGATTGCTGTCAACAAATGCAATTCCTGTCCCTGTTATGTTGGCAAATGTAACATTCTGTGTGGAAACCCTCCCTATCTCGTCAGTCCCGTTAAATACAAAAGCCCAGTCTTTATATTTTGTAAAATTAGCAAGTGAGTCTACTGTTTGGGTTGTCTCTATATTGATTCCCCATGTGCTTGTGTTTACATCAAACTCATAAATATCCTGATTCCATGACACAAGCAGGGTGTCATCTGATGAGCTGTCCCTGTCAAAGCCGAATATTCCTCTTATAGGCGTTGAACCAAGGTCAGAACCCGTGGTTGAAAACCCTTTTCTTGGCTTTTTTGAATTTCCGTCAGTCCTTATATTTCTTAGGTTGTCAGGAGATTCAGACGGGTTAATCTCGTGGTCTCTCATGTCTGAATTTATGCCGCCTCCGAGATTATCTATGCTTACTCTTTGTGTGCGAGCCATTAATTTATAATTATTTGCCTATAAATACGATTATTGCCTGAGCGGTACATATTAAACGTTTTAGGTCTTATTCCTTCCATTTTTCTCCTTGTGTTATAATTTCCCATTTTTTCCAGCTCATTATTCGCATTTTCTTCTATTTTTTCAGCCAGTCCGTCAGGGTTATCCCCTCTTTCCTGCATGGCAATGTGTGCCATTTGAAGAGGAAGAATTTTTCTTGCAAACGGGTCAGGAATTGTTGCCGTACTTCCGCTTGCTGTCATTTCCGTCTGCTCTTTGTAATAATGAAGCATTGCAGCTTTTTCCGTGCTTTTCAGGTTAATTCTCATATACTCATTTCCATCCTTATCTGTTACTATTGACCATCTGTCTGTTTCATCCCCGAATCCAAAACTTCTGTCATCTGCACTATCAACTCCATAATCCAAATCTTCAACCTGTATCATCCTGAGCGGTCTGTAATTGCCACCCTGCGTCTGTACAGTAAGTACAGGCGAATGGCTGAAATCAGAAGGAAGCGCATACAGTATTTCAACATTTGCCCCGCTTGAATGTGCTATATCTATATTCGTAACTCCGGTCAGAGTATTAGAAGAAACTCCTGTATAGCTTATAACATCCCCCTCACACCATATTGCGCCTGAAGAAGGAATATTATCGCTGGCTGAAATTAAATCTATAGTTATATCTGTTGTTTCAACGCCTCCGTCAAGCGTCGTTGGCAATGCTGTTACAAACAGGTACTTTGTTTTCAGAAACCACCAGTTTTTTTGCCTGCATATAGTATCCTCTGCCCTGTTGGCAAGAAGCAGAGTATAAGTCCCGCTGGTTGTAAGCCCTGGATAAACCGTAGAATTAGACGGCTCTCCTACAATATCGTAGAAATCCTGCTCAATTTGTGAAAAAGTTGCCATAATTTTAATTATTTTTTACGTTTTCTCTCCACACCTTTTATTCTTCCTTTCTGCCGTGAGGCATAAAAGACGCTTTCCCCCTTTTTACTGCCATACTGCTTTTTCATGGCAGACATTATTTTTTTACCCTTTTTAGTTAACGGCATGATAAGTATTTATGTATTTAGTAAACATCTGAGACAAACCTGTGGCTAAAGGAAGTACGGATACAGCCCATGCAGTATTCTCACTGGCTGCGAATGTGATAAAAGATATTACTAATCCCATTGCCATATTAATCTGGCACCAGAAAAACCTCTTAGCAGGCTTTGATTTTAAAAATTTTTTAAACATAGTTAAGCAATTCTGTTAATTCTTTTTCTAAATTCCCGCCCCTTTTTCCTCCTGATTTTTTTAGGATTTCTCTTAATTTTAAATTTTTTAAGTTTAATTTTCATTCTATTTCAGCGTTAGTTAATATTCCTTCAAGCCTTGAAACTATTCTGGAAATTTCAAATGTGTTTTGGGCGGTCTTTTCCAGCCTTATTTCGCTATTCCCCAGCCTGTCCCATACCAGATAAAACATTCCTGCAACCACCGTCATAGTTATAGACAATATCAATGTAAAAGATTTCCACGTTACCATGCTTACAATAGCTTTCTCATTTTTTTCAGTTTTTTTAATCAGCATATCAATAGAAGTCTCTATCTGGGCGATCCTTGTCGCAGTCCTGTTTTTCCATTCGTGGTCTTCCTCCCACTTCTTTACTAGCTCTTCCAGCTCCATAGTTAGTATATTTTTTAAGAATACTGAAAATTTCTTTTCTTGTTGCCCCTGCTATAAGACAAAACTCTATCTGGTCTACCATGGGCTTTTTGTCTGGGAAAATTTTCCCCAGATACTTAATTTCGTAACCGCACTGGCTCTCAAGTATCTCCAGTTCATCCTGTTTATTAAAATTTCTCATATAACGCCTAAATGTTTTATGTAATTATGCGCTCCATGTTTATCTGAATAGGCAAATTTATCTCCTGCGTCCAGCTCCAGAATACTATACGATGAAGTTGTATGAGTTGTATCTGTTACAGGATTGCTTCCAGTTCCGCTTGAGTCTCCTGTGCTTCCGTCTATATACCATGTAAATGCCCCTGATGTGCTTCTGGTTATTTTAAAATTAATCCATGTACTAAGAGAAATATAGCCTACTGAGCTAAAAGATAAATTAGTAGTAGCTCCATTATCAACCCGCCTTAGCCCTGCCTGTTCATTATTTAAAATTGCAAAATAATAACCGTCTTGTGCCGCTCCTGATATTGATTGTTTTTCAGTGGCAAATGGCATAAAAATAGTAGTATTTGCGTCTGCCCCTTTGTACAGCCAGAAATCGCTTGTTCCATAAGCAGCCCCTGATGTATCTGCACGAAGATAATCAGTGGAAAGGTAAAGCCAGCCTGCCGTAGTGCATTCAATTACTTTGCATACTTCTCCGTCTATTGTGTCAGTAGAAATTTTATATCTTCCTGCCGATTCTCCAAACTGCCACGGGGTATTGCTTAAAAACTGCCCCACCGTGCCTCCTTCAGTTGCAGGGCTTGCCGTTGCTACGAAATCAGTCTTAAACTGGGCTGCTCTTGCGCCTTTTTCATATTCTGCTGTTACCCATGCCTGGTCTTTTGCTTCACTGTATACTGCAGGATTAACAAGTTTTCCGTTAAGGTATAGGGTTGTAGCTCTCCAGCCTAATTTTAATGTGCCGGCAAAAGAAGACCAGTTGTCAGAAGAAGATGTTCCTGAGCCAACCAGAGTTCCGTCTATATATAATTTATTTTCCAAACTATCCATCACTCCTACTACATGATACCAGACTCCTGTAGTAACAGCTGTAGCATAAAGAGAGGCTCCTGCATTATCTATATCGTCAATTATTCTGATATTGGTAGTTGAATTTCCTATTCCCCACGAATCAGTACCGCTTGCATAATAAGTAAGAATATCACCAGTTCCGCTTAAATCATCAAATTTTACCCAAAATGAAACAGTAACATCGGTTAAAGACTGGAATCCTGTACCGCAATCTATATAATCACTGCTTCCGTTAAATTTCAGTGAATCGCCAAGAAGTGAGTTTTCGTGCGATGTTCCCGTCAAAGTCCCGTCATTTCCGTTTCCGGACAAGTCAGCAACCGTATTATTCACCGGTCTCATATTCCATGACCCCGTAAGAGTTGTGTCAGTTAAATCAGATAAGACACTTATTTTTGATATCCCTGTCGGTTTTTTCGACCACTGCAAAGTATTAAGTTCTGCTGTCAATTGCTGGTTTTCTGTTGTAGTGAGGATTTCTGTGAAACAGAGAACGTTGTGGATTGTGCCGTCGAAATTCAAAGCTCCGTCATACCTTGCTCCAATATAAATATTGGCAGGATTAGCTGCGCTCCATGCAGTATTATCATTAGTAAGTATCTGATTTCCGTTAAGCCATGCGTCAGTATTGCCTGTTGTACCGGAGGCTATTAAAGTATTCTTTTCTCCCACATTCCAATATGGAGAGTAGGTAGCTTCAGCTATAGCAGCTATTTGAGTATTGCCTAAGAATATTCTTAATGTATTGCCATTTGCATTATTCTGCTTATTTATAGCGTATCTGCTTCCACTAGTTGAATCAATAAATGTTAAATAAGTATTTTTATCAGTATCAAAATCAGGCGTAAACTGAATACAAATTGTTACATTGGCATTGTTGTAGATCCCCGTCCCTGTGCCTGAAATATAATCATTGGCTCCGTCAAGTTTCAAACCGTCTCTCTGGAAAACAGGAGAACCGTTAAAAGTCCCGTTTGCCCCCGTTGCAGAAAGGTCAGCAATATGTCCGGCTTCATACGAATGCCAGAATGTGAGAGTTCCCGATGTTATTTTTTTCTGAGTAATAGAAATCATATTATTTAATTATCATTCCATTTTTTATCAGACTGGATTTGAATATCATACATTTGGGTAGGGGTAATAAGGCGGGGCACTGTCCAGAATTGGTTGATGTCGCCGTCGAAATTACCAGCAGCATCATTCGCCGCTCCTATATATAAATTTGCAGGATTTTTGGCTGTCCATTCTGTAGAAGCAGATGTCAATATTTGATTTCCGTTCAGCCACGCATTTGTATTTCCTGTTGTTCCGGAAATCACTATCACATTTTTCTGATTTTGATACCAATATGGAGAATAAGTTGCTTCACTAATGTAAGCAATAACAGTATTGCCAAGATGTAAATTTAATACATTATTAAAAGTATTATTTGCTTTACCAAAAAGATATCTATTGCCACTCGAAGAATCAAGAATATAAATATTTTTATCCTCATCAACAGCAAAATGGGGCGTAAATTCAATCACTATCCCCACTTCTGCAGTATTGAAAACCCCTGTGCCTGTCGCTGTCATATAATCATTACTGCCGTCAAGAGTATACCCGTGCCTGTCTGATATTTTAGGAGGCGCATGCACAAGCGTAGCGTCTGCTCCTGTGCGGCTTACGTCAAGAGTTCTTGTGTTTGTTGTATCATCCTGTGCCAAGCCCATAAGAAGATGAAAAGTTGCCTGATTTGCTAAATTAAAAGTCGTGCCGTTTGTATAATCCGCCACCTCCTGCGCTGTTAAAATCTGGTTCCAGACCTTGAATGTGTGGATTGTGCCGTCGAAAAGAAAACTCCCAGGTGTTATTCCATAACTTCCTATCCATATATTTGCAGGATTTTTTGCTGTCCATGCTGTATTATCAGCAGTAACTATTTGATTATTGTTCAGCCATACATTAGTATTTCCTGTAGTACCTGAAACAATTAATGTATTCTTCTCTCCGACGTTCCAATATGGAGAATAGGTAGCTTCAGCAATATCAGTAATTTCCGTATCTCCCAAAAATAATTTAAGCGTATTATTAGAGGCGTTATTTTCTTTGTTTAGCCTGTATCTTGAACCATTTGTTGAAGTAAAAAGAAAATTAACGGTATTTGAGTCCGTATCAAAATCAGGCGTAAACTCTATCAAAATACTAACATTCGCATTATTATAAACCCCATACCCGTCATAAGTAATATAATCATTACTGCCGTCAAGATTTGCCCCAAAGTTAATATCAGGCGCGCCTACGAGTGTTGCCCCGTTCAAAACTGTTTTTTCCGCATTCTCAAAAGTCTCGGCAAATGTACAGCCTCTCATTCTCTCTGCCGGATGTGAATTTGCAGTTAACCTGCTCATAATAAGTATAATTTAAATAATGCTATTCTGCCGGTTCCCCTGCTGGCTCCGGAAGTGTGTAATCTTCCTCTGTTTTTACCTCATCAATAATCTCTGCAATCTGGTCATTGGTAAAATATTCATTGCTTACTGCATACTGATTTTGGATTTCTGCTATAATCTCCCCATACAGCTTTTTTGCGTCCGCAGGGCAAAAAGTCCTTATTGCTGATTTTATTTCATTCTTTTTTTCGTCTGAAATAGTGTTAAGTGTTACTTCTGGGGCTGTGTAGTTTTTGCCTTGTAAATACATGATGATTGGGGGGTTATTAATTAATTTTAGTAACAATAAAATTTCCTTCTGAGAATGCTGAATTTGTTGCGTCTGTATTGTTCTTAATTCCAAAATATACATGGTCATCCCTTTCAAAGAAGTCAATAGACATCCCCGTAACAGAGCCAACAGCATTTGCTGTGCCAAAACTCCTTGTTATATTGGCTCCGTCTACCAGTGAATCTCCGTTAAAAACTGCAAAATCAAATTCTTTATTTGCCCCCGCCGCACTTACTGAGAATGCAAACGCAACTAAGTAGGCACCTCTGTGCTTAATTATTATTCCCGACCCATGCCTCCATGTTCCCGTACCGTCATCTGCCACCCATGTATCTGTTATCTCAAAGGTATCAGTCGTAACATTTGTAATCTGGAAAACTCCGTTATAATTTGTAGTTCCTGTTATTGTCAGATAATCATCCTCTGCCTGTCCATGCCCTGCGCTTGTTACTGTTACCTGTCCGCTTCCTGCGTCTGCGAATGCTGTGATTGCTCCGCTTGCGCCTGTTTCTAATTCAACATCTTTGTAAGTTGCTCCTCCTGTCAGCGTATGGACGAAATGCCATTCATTAGCTGTATCTATCGTGAATGCCCCTCCTCCTGTTATCCCCTGCTTTCCATAAGACGTAGCTCCGGAAGCAGCGATAAAATTCACAATTCCAGTGCCTGTAATATCATCCGCAGCTGTTATACTTTCCGCTGTTGACCTGATAGTATCCCCTGTCCCTGTCTCCGCATAATAATTATTGGTAAATCCATTAATCGTCCAGTTAACATTATTAGAGTCTATAAATCCGTTATTTGTATCGGTATCTACATATATGCCACGCCCTGTGCCTGAACCAACGCCTATAAGATATACATACGGAGGAACAAAAGATTTTATAGAATTTGCGCCGTATTTCGAATAATGAATTACTGTAGCTGTACCGGAATACGCAGGGTTAGCCGCAACTCCGGTAAGTGCGCTATTAGCTATCAGGCATAAAGCGTCCGCATTATCGCTGTACATCTCAAAATCATCATCCACATCTGCAACTGTAACTCTGTAATCTACAGCCTCCTTTAGTATCTCCGTTGTTCCTTCGAGTATTAAAGGCTTATGCGTATTAGCTCCGACAGCACTGCCGAGCATTGCATAATTAAGGTCAGACCTGAAAATGAAAAGCTGGTCGCAGTCTGCGTCTATAAGCGTTCCTGTTATACCGTTTGTTGAGGAAGACATCCTTACTACCGACTCTGTAATCGACATTATTCCTCCGGCTGTTGCGTCAATCACCTTAGCTCCCCCTGCTGTAACAATACTTTCAAGTGTAAGATTCGCTATTTGTGTAAGATTTGCCGCTGCTGTCAGAGCTGTTCCGCCGGATGAGCGTATCGTTATATCATGCCTTATTCCTCCTACTCCTACAAGGCTCACATAGTCTTTTGCAACAAGATTTTCCTCGTAAATTCCTGGAAATATCTGTATAGTATATTGCTTATTAGCAGAGGCGTCTGTTACCGAATCAATAGCATCCTGAATCGGTGTGCTTCTCGTATTAGCTGAGAACATTGCATTAGACTGTCCTACTGTTATAGTCTGTCCAATCGGTAAAGGTAAAACAGGGCGCATATCTTATTAAGTAGAGGTTACGGTTGCTCCGTCATCAAGCGGAATGAATAATTCACAATATCCGGTTCCGCCTCCCGTCCCTATATCACCAGCGGATAGTAAATCGATTGTGCCTTCCGGCGCAATCCATCCATTCGCTGGCTGATAAGCACCGCCTCCATTTGTCCCCTGAAGCGCAACACTTACATCAAACGGGCATGAAAAAATTGTCCCTACCTCATTGCCGCCTGCGCCGTATACAGCACACATAGCAATATCTGTTCCTACTGTGGGATTCATAACAATACTGTGATTTTGGGGTCCCGCGTCGAGAGCGGCGCCGCCTGTCTCAATAGTCAGGTGCGTTACCAGAACCTTACCCCCTGCAACCGTAAATAATGCAGTCTGAGTGCCGTCGAACACATCAGCGGCGGCACGGGTAACTTTAATGCCAAGAAATACGTTGTCATCGTAATCTCTAAGGTCAGTTTTTGATACTGATGGTCTCATAATGAAAATTGATTAAAAATTAAATCTAGGAAACTGATGTTAATTTCCAGTGATACTGCACTCCGTTAGTTGCGTCTGAGGTAACAGACTTAATCCTGATATGGCGTGCATGAAGATTGTCAAAATCAAGCATAAAAGTCTGGTCAACAAAAGAGGCATTGCCAGTTGTATTGTCATCCAGCCTGTAGCCTGCCGGAGTTATATCCACCCAGTCAGTAGAATCATCTATTTTAACCTCCACCGTTGCTGTTACGCCGCCTGAGGTAACGCCATGGATAGAAACATAATTATAATTTCCTAGCGCTTTGCCTGAGGACGAAGGATAATAATTCGTAGCGGCAGCCACATTGGTTGTATCAATCAGTTCCTCCTCAATATAATGCTCATCCAACGGGTCAACCTCTTCAGTCCTGCCGCTTGAAGTTGACCATGTGTAATTAGCCATTACCTGCTCCCCGTTAAGATTTGTAACAGGTCTTGTGCCGTCTCCGGATGTTACAGCTGTCTTCTGTGCAGACAAGGAAGGCGTAAGGCACACCATTTAAAGTTGAAGCAGGGCGTGCCGCCTGCCCCTCGGTAACAGCATTAGGCAATGCAGAACCATCCATATTCTTTGCTTCCCATAACGGCTGTATGCCATGGTCTATAACATTGGCGCCATGGTCTCCCAGCGTTTCACCGCCTAATTCAGATATATTCACATTAGCAGCCGTTCCCCCTGAGGCTGTAGACTTAAGGACATCGTAAGTAATTGTCTCACTGGCTGTTGTGTCAGCGCGTTTTCCTATTAATTCACCCCTGAAATAATCAACAAAATACTGTCCGTTAGAAAGGGAATTGATTGCCCCTGTCATTGATATTTTCCCGCTTGTCGGGTCTCCGGTTGAATATTCTTTTGGATGTGCGACTTCTTCTGTAAAAGTCGTCCCTGTGCCAAAAGCAATAGAAGAGTCATATCTGTATATTTCTATGCGTGCCACATTTGTATTATCAAAACTTGCCAGAGTTCCCACCCAATTCTGCGCAGACTCATCAAGCCTTGCATTAAAGATGTCAAATGTATAAGCATTTGAGCTGGCTGCTACACCCATTATCCACCCATAAAGGACTGCACCAGTATTATCTGTTGCCTTAAGCACATACCGCTTAACTGTTGTGGTAAGGCTTTCAAATAAAAGCTCCAGATTAAACTCATCATCACGGATAACAGCGGCTGCTGAACCATTTGTTTCAGTTAAAGCGCCTATTTGCGCCTTTCCTCTTCGGTAATCTGTAGAATAAACAAGATTTTCAGGATTCCCCCAATAAGACCCGATACGTCCGGACTCAATCCCTGCTATCCCCTTGAACTGTGTCTGTACAGTAGCAACAGCTCCTGCTGCCGCTTTGCCTGTATAAGTAAGAGTCTGGCTTACTGAAGCTGTTTCCTGTGCTTCAACAGTATCAACAGGTAGTGGCTGCTGCCCTTTTATCGGTTCATTATACTGATTAGATAATTGGTTCATATCACTTAGGATTAAAAGTTAATTCCCGCTGTTTTTGTTTAATTTCTTCTTCGAGTGCCTTCTTTTTATTGTTCAGAACAATAAGTTCTGCCTTTTCCCATGGCACATATTCATTGTCCATAATTGCATACGGCTTTCCTTTCAGAAATATAGGCTCTATCTGAAAAACTGTGCGTATCATCCTGTTGTTTATGATATAAGCCTCTTTCATGCGCTTATATTCCTCATAGTCTTCGCAGTCTGAAAGCTTAACTGCGTCAAATTTTTCTTCTTCATCATCTGTTTCTTCTGTTTCGCCTTCAAATTCTTTTATTTTTGCTTTTATTTCCTCATCATTCCACCTTGGAGAAGGTCTTTTGCCTTCCGGATGGGCTTCCATATATTTTTTGTATAATTCACCTCTTGTTGACATAGAATATTTTTAATAAATAAATTTATTCGGAGGAATGCCTCTGCATTCCCCCTGAAAACCTATTTTTTTGGTTTTTCTTCCGCCTTTTCATCTTTGTCGGCGGGTTTTTCAGCTTCACTCTGAAGCTCTTTCAGGGCTTTATATTCACCCTGAACCTTGAGAGACTCCTCTGCTCTTACTCTAAGATTTGCATTCAGCTGTTCCTTCTGCTTTCTCAGGACATTCATTTCCTGATTTAGGCGGTCAAAACGCTTTTGCGCTTCTTCGAGCTTTTTTGAGATTTGCTCATTCATAATGAAATAAAATTAAAAAGTAAAATGTAAAACTAATCAGGAGAAAACGGTTATCAGCGGATACCACAGGCTTGTAGAATCATGCCATACAAGCTCAACGCCTTCGTTTTGCCCTACAACAAGATTTGTTCCAGGGGCAACATTGGAAGTGCCGGAAGCGGCAAATGTAATTGTTTCAGCTGCGTCAGAAATATTTACAAATTTCAAATGCTGTCCGTCTCTTAGCCCTGCTGCAAGTATGTGCCCTGTTCTTGAGCCGCCTCCTGCGTCAACAAATGCAATGTTCGCAGTAGCAGTTGTTGTTTCGCCATTTCCGGTCAAAGTTTCGGTCTGGGTTGCCCAGTGGACTTTACCAGCCTGCACTTCAATAGCCTCAACATTTGTGCCGGTGGCATTAATATGCAGAACATTTGCTCCGGCTGTGCCTGCTCCTGTTGCCTGTTCAAGTGAAAGCAGGTTGGAAGTTGAGCTAATATTTCCTGAAGAACTTATGCGTACACAATCAGCCCCTGCTATAAGGTCTCCTGTATGGGAGACGTCAAAGCAACAGCCTTCATTGGCTGCACCTGTTCCGGCTGAAGCTACAGAGATAGCCATACCTGCAACGTTAGTGCCCATATTAAGGTCAATAGCGTTACCTGTTGAAGCCCCTGTTGCATAAGTTATATCTATGATATTGCTATCAAGAATTCCTGTCTGGTTGATATCAAATATGTGGTCATCTGTTCCTCCGTCAGACCCTGCTCCTGTTATCAGGAATACGGGTGCTGTTCTGGCTCCTGCTGTGGTAAGGGCAATAGCATTGCCGGCAAGATTAGTGCCCATATCAATAGATATAGCATTGCCTGTTGAAGCTGATGTGCCGTAAGTAATATCAATCACATCTCCTGCGTGCACTCCTGTAACATCAATGTCAAACAAATCTCCTGAACCTGTATTTGTGCAGTTAAGGTCAATGAAGGAAACATTTCCGTCTCCGTCAAACGTAACGTCTATCAGGTCTTTTGTCCTTGTTGCAGCGCCTGCGTCAAGAGTGATGAAAGCAGCTCCTACTGCTGCATTCATATCGCAGTCAAAAACAGAACCGGTTGCAGTTCCGTCCATATTTATATCAAATACTGCTCCTGAACCTGTATTTGAGCAGTTAAGATAGAAAAGGTCTGCGTTGCCGTCTCCGTCAAATGTAACATCTATCAGGTCAGCTGTCCTTGTGCCTCCTCCTGCGTCTATAAAGAGGGCTTTTCCGCCAACAGAGGCGTCCATATCAATATTAATCATATTTCCCGTAGCTGTTGAGGAAGAAGCCATGTCAATAACATTCCCTGTATAAGCTCCGGAAAGATTAATATCAAAAATATGGGAGTTTCCTGTAGAAGAATCAGCAATCTTGATAAGATCGTCTGTTCTTGCGCCTGCTGCTGTTATAGAGAAGGCTGAACCTGCAACATTTGTCCCCATTGCAATAGAAACAGCGTCTCCGGTTGAAGCAGCTGTGCCATAGGTAATATCAAAAATATTTCCGGTATGTATGCCGTCAATATCTATATCAAACAGATTTCCTGAGCCTGTATTTGTACAGTTTATATCAAGGAATCCGACATTACCGTCTCCGTCGAATGTAACATCTATAATGTCAGCGGTTCTGGTTGCATTTCCTGCGTCAATCAGGAATAGCGGGGCTCCGACTGCTGCATTCATATCAACATTAAACACCTGTCCGGTATCAATTCCGTCCATATTAATGTCAAAAATTGCTCCGGTGCCTGTGTTTGTTGAAACAATAGAGAAAACATCAGTATTGCCGTCTCCGTCGTTAACAATCTCTATAAGATTTACTGTGCGTGTACCGCCTCCGGCGTCAAGATAGATAGCCTCTGCGCCAACTGCGGCGTTCATGTCGATATTAATCACCTCACCGCCATGGGTTCCATCCATATTAATATCAATTACAGAGCCTGAGCCTGTATTCGTATCAACAATAGAAATTGCGTCAACATTTCCGTCTCCGTCATGCTTAATTTCTATCAGGTTTACAGTTCTTGTGCCTGCTCCTGCGTCTATATAAAACGCCTCTGCCCCTACTGCGGCATTCATATCGATATTGAATACTTCCCCGCCATGTGTTCCGTCCATATCAATATCAAACACAGAACCTGAACCTGTATTTGTATCAACTATAGAGAATGCGTCGACGTTTCCGTCTCCGTCATGCTTAATCTCTATAAGGTTAGCTGTCCTCGTTCCTGCCCCTGCGTCGATATACATTGCCTCTGCGCCGACAGCCGCATTCATATCTATGTTGAACACTCCTGCACCTGAACCGTTGCCATCCATATTGATATCAAATATTGCTCCTGTGCCTGTATTTGTAGCAACTATAGAAAAAACATCGGCATTGCCTGTGCCGTCATGCTTAACATCAATAAGGTCAGCTGTCCGTGCTCCGTTTCCTCCGTCTATATAGACAGCCTTAGCGCCCACACCAAGGTTCATATCGATATCTAAAACATTGCCGGTCATAGCAGCTCCTACACCGACATCTATAAGATTACCGCTTCCTGCCCCTGTCTTTGAAATGGCAAATGTGTTTGCAGTACTTGTTGTGGCGTCATTAAGGGTCATAGCCCCTTGGTCAACATTAATTGCCTGCCCGTTTGAGTAGGCATCATCAAGGTCCCCTGCGCCTGAACCTCCGGACTGGTCTATCCTCGCCTCATCACTTCCATTCCACCGATAAGCATAATTGTCTGATTTAAAATAAATCTTACGCTCATCTGGATCCGTTGGAGTAGTGGTAGCATTACCCATAAGGTAACCGTCTTCACTATTCACCGGACCCGAAAAATTAGTTTCAGCCATGATAATTTGTTTTTAGTCTGTAAAATAAGCAGTCTGTATCAGCTTTTACGCCCTTCCTCCCGTCCGACTAAAACGGGGTCAACCTGCTTTTTAATGGAGGGGTGTTTAAGGCACACCCCAAAAGCCTTGCGCTTAGCTTGAGTAGCTTGAGCCATCCCCCTTTGAACCCCATACTCCTCTAAAATTAGTATTACCTACCTGATAACGTGCAGATATAGGTGTGGTAACATTCTGGTTTGAGTCGGTAACATAAGGTTTTCGTACAGAAAGCCCTCTGCGTGTTCCGAAAATAGCAGGTGATTTCATGGAATCTATAAGGAACCATGCTGTATCACTTCCTCCATTCTGGCTGTTTATCCATTTGCTGCTTATAACTGTTACTATGCCGTCATAGATATTTATATCGTTATTAGCAGTATTTGAGCGCAGCTTACCGTTATTGATTATTACTGCCTGCTTCTCCAGTGAATCAGGTACCAATGCAATCACTTTGCCGGAACCATAACTGCTTGGAAGGTCTTTGTCGTCAGTCTGCCTTCGTAAATCCTGCCTTGCTGTTTCCTGGTTAACTTCTGTTAAAGCAATGCTTGTTGAAGAAGCATTAGACTGCGTAGTATTGGAAGTCGTTGTAGCTTTAATCGGGTGCACTGTTGAACAGAAAGGAACACCATCTCCATAATAAGTAAGGTAAGACGGAAGTGAAGCCTGTGCAGTGAAGGCATAATTGAATAAATCAAAAGCATGCTTATTCATTGTCATTTTGCCTCCTATAAGAAGGTCTCTTGCCTCACTAAGCTTACGGTCTACAATCCTGTCTTCAATGTCTTCTTCTGTTATGGTGATAGAAGAAGTATATTTTACCCAGTTAAACTGAGTTTCGTAAGTTGAAGCTCTGGAATCAGACTTGTAGTCTTCCCCTTCACCGGTAAGCTGAAGATAGCCTATACCGGTTTTGCCGGAGAATGTTTCGCGTGCCTGCGAAGAAGTAATATTCTTCCAAAGGGCTGTTGCCTGATTGGCTTCAACGCCCAAAGCGGAATCCATTGCTAAAGCGTATGCGTCATCTGCCTGATTAATAACATCAAACAAATCTGCGCTTAACCCTTTAACAAACTTATCGCCAAGGGTTGCTCTTGTTTCTATAACACTCATGATAGTTTATAAATTAAGGGTTAATATTATTCGTAAACAGAATCCTCTTCGGACAATGCAATAGACACGATAAGGCGTGTGCTATCTTCAGGGTCAAGTCCGTGGGAATAAAAATTAGCCGGAGTTCCGACTGTCCTTGTAGCTGTTGTTTCAAGCACGCGTCCATAGTCAGAATTTGCGCTGTCAACGTCGATTTTTGTACCTGGCAAATTGGAATTATTAGTTGTTCCAAGTGTGCCGTTGACCTCTGCTGAATAAAGGGAATTCCTTGAAGTATCAACAAAAGCCCAATACTTTTCTGTTGTTGTATTGTCTGCCGCTGTGGTAACAGAACTAACATCAGATGTGTTAGTGGAACCTGCTGTGTGAGTGCCTTTAACCTCCGGAAGGGACGGCTTTGCGCTGTATCCGCCTTCAATAAAAGAGTGTATAACACCCTTAATAGGCACTGCTGCTGCACCATTTGTCAGATAGCCGTTAGTATACAGCTCGGTAACATCACCAACAGTGAAGGTTGTTGAATTATTTAAAAGCACTATATCAAGATTCCTCTGTGCGCCATGACGGCTTCCTATATAATTGAGAGCCATGATATTAGAAGTAAGTAAATAAAATTAATATAGACCGGATGATTTGAACGCCTGCATTTTCTTGGCGTCCCATCCTTTTTTCTGCATTAATTTTCTATCTTCTTCCGTAAATTCCGATGGCTGCATAGCACCCTTAGAGCCAAAACTTGCAGGCGCAGAAGGAAGTTCCACATCCTGCTTCCTGTAAAGAAAGTTGTGTGTCATTTCCATTAGCTTTTTAGCCTGAGAAATAGTTTTTGGCTGGTAAGAATGGTATTCCGACATGATTTTTTTAAATTTTTCACTGCCGACCTCTATGCCATTATCTATAAAGTACTGAATTTCAAAATCTTCTATTTGCTTCTGCTCTTCCCTCTCTTTTTCCTCACGGAAAACCTTTCTTGCAGCAGTTTCATAATCCGTTTCGGCGGCTCTTTCCTCTCCGCCAGCTTCCTTTACAGCTTCAGAATAGTTTTTCCCCCAGTACTCCTGACATATCCTGTCAGCAGTTTTCTGGTCTTCTTTTGCTATTTCATGAATCTGGGAAACATCTTTTGCTACAGCAATAAGATTTTTTTGATAAGCCTTTTCGCTTTTGGATTTTTCAAGCTCACGCGTCAAACGCATTGCTTCTTTAAAAGATTCTGCATATTTAGTTTTATAGTCTGCCTGCCCATCGGACTTTTCCGGATGATTTTGCTCGTTGACTTCTTTAGGGGGTTGGATATCACTGCCAAGCTCATCATCTTCTTCCGGCGGTAAGTTTTCTGCCGGTGAGACAGTAATATTGCCTTTCCCTGTTACATCAGTTTGAGTCATTAGAAAATTAATTAAGAAATACTAAAAAAAGGGACTTTTCTGTCCCTTATAAAAGAGCAAAAAGAACAGCGAGTAACTTTTTGCCCTGTTATAAGGAACAGGCAAATTCTCGCTGTTCTGATTGTTAAAGAACTTTATTTTTCCGGCTTCATGGTCAGCCAGTTTCTTTTTTTCTTCTTTTTTTCTGTCTCATCGCCCAGCTTCTGCAAAGCCTCAAGGCAATCACACCAGTCTTTTCTTCTCTGGTGCTCACGAAGAGTGATGCAGTTAAACGTCTGTGTGGCAATATACCACTTCATACATTCACATATCCTGTTTAATCTGTTTTTGTGGGATTTAAGCCACTCAAGATTTTCTTTGCTTAATTTAAAAGTAGTACGTTTTAAAGTTTTTGTAAACAGAATTTTTTCTAAAAAAGAAAACATGTTAATTTTTTATTAATTTTTGCCTGCTTCCAACATAATTTTGCCACTGCCTATCCATTTCTTTCTCCTTTAACTCCAGCACATCCCCTTTGATATCCCTGACGCTGTGAATACTGTAGCACCCTCTCACATCAGTATTGATTTCAAGTGTTTTTTCAAAATTGTCATTTAACAGTATCATCAGCTTTTTCCCTGCGTCTTCTGAGAGCTCATCAAACCAAACTTCACGTACTATATATAATTTTTTCATGATAAATTATTTTTAAATCTCCTCAAGTGCTGCCTCCTGTTCAACATTTGCCCCTGCAGCCTGTGCAAGCGTATCAGCCTGCCTTGGCTCAGGCTGCCTTTGGGCTTTAGGGGGAAGAGGAAGGTCTCCAAGAAGTTTCTGGCGTAAATCTGATTTCTCGCTTTCCGCATCTGCCTCGGCAAAGAAGTCTTTAACGTCTCCTCCTGCCAGCTCAACCAGATTCTCAAGGGAGCTTTCAATAAACTTGCCGTATTTCTCTATTACTGTAGGGTCAATCTGGGCAAATTTAATCACACTGTCAAAAATCTCCTGCAATCTTAACTTCCTGATAGTCTTCAGGGTGGATGATGTTATAGGCGTTTCAACTGTTACATCAAGATTAGACATTATCACGTCAGGCGTTGCCTCCAAAAAATCAGTATACCCTTCTTTATCTTCAAATTTCAGCCCTTTTTCCTCCAGCTCACCATTCTTATTAAGCTTTTTTATGGCTTTTATTTTTTTGTTTTCTATTGGGATTTTTCTCCATTTCTGGTTACCTGTTATCTTCTTTCCAGTGGTAATCGGAAGATAAAATTTAATAAAAGCAAGCCTCAATCTTGCCATGCGAACCAGAAAATAATTGTAAGCCCTTATTGATTCTGCAAATGCCTTCAGCCTGTTAACCTCACGTATCTCTTCCTGCCCAAGTGTTTTTGCGGTGTCCCCCATTACCGAATAAGCGTCGATTCCTGTCGTCATTGTGGCGTCTGTCTGCAATAACTGGCGCAGATTAAAAAGCCCTTTATCAGACTGCGGCGGAGTGCTCCACTGGAAGTTGTCAGAACCGCTGATATTCAGTATCCTTCCTACCCCGTTAACTATCTGTGCGTCTTCAACTCCTGCATTTTCACCAAGAAGAAGGGTATTAGTCGAGCTTTCCCTGATAAGGTCAATAATCTGGTTTGTGGTAACATTCATCTCATATTTGGCTGTCTCAAGCTGTTCGTGCAGCCCCCTTCCATAAAGGCTCATATACTTCGGCTCATCTGTTAAAATAACGTAGGGAAGCCCTCCTGTGGGGCATGGATTTACTCCCTCTCTGATTATTACTTTCAAGTTCACGCTAACTATATATACCCCCTTATTCTTATTATAATAATGATAAAGCGTATATTTCGGATTATTAAGAGGCACTGCAGTCCGCTTTTCTTCATTCGTAAAAAACTCCCTCTTCCTCCATTCGTTATCAAGTGGCTGTATATCAAGGGCTTTATCTATGTTTTTGTAGTTGGGGTCTTTTTTAAGGCTCTCAAGTTCCTCCTTGGAAATGTCGACCTCAGCCTCAAAACAATCCACTGCGTCATCCTGATTATGAACAGGATCTATCCAAAAGTTTCGTATATCTATCATCTCACCCTGTAGCCAGCTTCTTTCTACAAGCTTGTGGGTGCCCTTAAGTTTGCCGGTATTTTTTTCTTTTTCTAACTGCCAATGCATTATCCTGTCTGTTGCAAGGTATTCCTTCCATACAGCTGTTCCAAAGATTCTCTTACACTTTCTTGCTTTGCTTAATTCCTCTTCAGTATTTGCTTCTGTCCAGGCAAAATCCCAAATTTCTTCGGTTACTTCCACCTTATCAACGTCATCTGGCTCTGTAGGCTTGAAGGTTATTATGGATTTTTGCGCTGTCTCATCAGCTTCTTTAAGCCTTGCCTGGCTTCTTTCCAGTGGAAGGTTAACGTTAGCTGTCCCGTCCTCATTCCAGTATATTTTTGCGTCTTCCTGCTCATGCCTTAACTCCCAGTTCTTGTCATCCCTTCCGCTGTCCATCTCTGATAACCTGTCATACAGCCAGCCCAGAGTTTCATCATCTGTTTTGTCCGGAAATAAAGACACTTCTGTCCCCTTCTTCGCTGTTTTCGATATTTGTTTGTATAATTCCGGCATACATTTTCTTTGTATATTAGTTTTTCTCTAAAGTCAATGTCAGTTTGATTTTATCTCTTCTTCACGAAAATATAGCCATTCCTTTCTCTCTAGGTTTTCAGAATAAAAGCTATCACCCTTGCTTCCGTAGCATTCATGCCTTCCTTCTCCCCATATTGCAAACCACATGTCTTCATCTATTTCTTCACATCCAATCATCTCAATATCCCACATTCTTTTGGCTATTTCAGGGAAAGGAAAAAGACGCTTAATTATTTCTTTCTCAGTTTTAATTTCTTCAAATAATTCATAATACATCAGTATCTGCTGTCCGCTATGGCAATACAGCTTTACAGGCTTATTCGTGAGGCGCCTGATTCTTTGCACTGCTATAATAGTTAATGGTTCTCCCGTTGCTGAACAATTGCTATAGCTATCTTTTCCTTTTTCGCCTTTGCATTCACAATTAAACCAGCCATTTTCGAAGCCTTTGATGTATTTTGTTAAATCTATAACGGTCTTCCGGTTAAAGGATTAAATTTCTGCCTTATCATGCTTATTTTCCTGCGTTCTTCCTTCTCAAATTTACGGCTATACACAAAGTATCTGAACGCATCTAAAGCATGGTCATTTTTTTTGAACACAACCTGATTTTTCTGCTTATCAGGTTTCGTTTCATCATTCTCAATATAGCGGTAATTTTCAAATTCGTAAATAGTATTTGAGCAGTTAGTGCCCACCTTAATGCGGTTATTAACAAGGTACGACCTCAGCTTGGTAATGCCTGCTTCCACGTCATTATTAGCCTCTGTAGTGCTGATTCTAAGCCTTGCAAGCTCTATGCCCATCTGTGCAGCCGAGGGGTCCCTGAAGGTCGTTACATAGCGCATGTTACCGCTTTTTGCCCTTATTAATTCAGCCAAATCCTCAAACGAAATATTCCTTTCGTATATTTCGTCAAAAACATACAGATTTTCATCCTGTTCAGCGATAAAAAGGACTGCTGTCGGGTTATGCGTGCCAAAATCAATCGACCTGTAAAAATTATAATGATGCTTATTATCCCTTATATAAGACAAATCTTCGGTCATGGTCTCCCTATCGAATTCCGGATAAACAAGCCCTGTAAACTTTTTAAATTCCCCCTCATATTCCTGCGCAAAAACATCAGGCGGAAGTTCTCTTTTAGCCTGTGCTATCTCTTCAGCTGGAAGGTGGGGGTTGTCAGAAGATTTAAGCTTCCATGACTGCTTATTCTCATCTATAAGAGCAAATAAATCATAAAAATGGTTATACCCCTTGGGCGTGCCTATAAACCAGCAATCCCCCTTCTTATCTGTAAGCATAGGGCGGACAATCTCATGCCAGACATTCGGCTTGATATCGCTGTACTCATCCATTACGCAGAAGGTAAGGAATACTCCCCTCAGCGAATCCTCATTTTCGGCTCCCTTAAGCGAAATAACCGAGCCATTTTTTAATTCAGCTGTAAGCTCGCTTTCATTTTTTTTTAAGACTGCCTGCTCGGGCAGATACTTAAGAAGCATTCTCCATGCTATCATCTTTGCCTGCCTGTACGACGGCGCTATATACCAAATCTGCTGGTTCACAGCGGAAACAGCACGCTTAATTATCTCATTCACCGCCATTGTTGTTTTGCCTGCCCTTCTTCCTGCTACTATCACCTGCCACCTTTTCCGGCAAATATGAATCTCCTGCTGTTTCGGGTATGGCTTATAAGGAATAATTATTTCTGCCACGCAAAAGTAAATGTTAGTTCTCCTTCTACAGACTCCTCAACTCGTGCCTGTTTCGGCTTAAAATACTCAATCAATCTCAAAAAAATCTCTGTATATTCCCTGTCTTCGCAAGACTGCATATAATCTAACAACCTTTCGCTGCCCTGCTGCAGCAAAAACTCACCCATAGAATCCCATTGCTGGCTGCGAACATTGGGTGTCCCTTTCTTTCTCCCGCCTGTTTTTTTACGTCCCTTGACAAATGGCATTCAAGTGTAGAATTGACATTATTTTTTAACTTTCATCTTCGTATCCCAGCCTTACTGCTGTGTCATAAACCTCCTGCGCTGCCCTCATCTGGTGCTCTTTCACATATCCTGTACGGCGGGCAAATCCTTTTCCCTTTAAAATGAAAATCGGAGGATTACGGCGCATATTTTGAATAAAATCTGGAACCATTAACTCAATATTATATAAACCTCAGCTTCTGTTTTTTCACCCAATTGCCTGTTTGTATTTTTTCTTAAACATTCTTTCAGCGTCTCTGAAACCACTCTTATAATATCCCTCCTTGTCAGCCCTTTTTTTTGTTTTCTTCTTGTGCTAAGGCTTTTAAACTGCCGTGGCAATGTGGATAATTTTGTGTCCATCAGCCACATTTTTACACATTTTTTTTAAAAAATCAAATTTTTTATAAAAAAAATAAAAAAACTCTTGACTTTGTATATCAATATTGATATACTAGAGTCAGACCGTGAAGGAAACAGGGAATAAAAACTAAACAAAAAACCCCTTAAGTATTCCTGAACCGGACACCAATAATATTAATTCATTAACCCATACTAACATGAAACTTATAAGTAAAAATGACCAATTCCGCAGAGACTGTTATATCGATATAGAATGTCAAAATTGTAAACACAAAAAGTGTAATTTTCGAGCTTATGATGACAGACATTATTGGGACAATGTATTGCCAAATATTAAATGCGAAAAATGCAAAGAATCAACAAATAGCTTAAATGCAGAAAAGCAATATATTCCGACTAAATACGGAGAATTTGAAATAGTTTAGCTTTTATTGCCACTGAAACAAAAGACGCTTAAATCCTTTAGGCGTCTTTTGCTATATCAAAAAATAAGAGCAGACAAAAACCATCACAATTGCCCCTATTGCTGCAATCATCCCACCTGCCACTATGTGCTCGCACTCTATCCTTAATTCTTCCGGAAGAAACGGGTAGAAAACTGACAAAACCAATGATTTAAGCCATTTTCTGTAATTTATTTTCATATTTTTTAAAAATTTATATATCAATACTGATTTGTCATTCATTTCATTCTTACCTATACCTGAAAATTTTCTTTTCTTTTTTTTTAACATCTCTCATTAGCTTTTCAAAACAAGCCTCGATAAACCACGCTGTAAAGGTCTGTTCGCCTTTGTATTCGTTGATTTTAGCCTTCAGTGAGGCAGGCAATCTTACAATTGTGTTATGGACTGACATAATTTTTTAAAATCTAATTAATAAAATAAAATACTGCATAATGCTATAACTACAGACATAAAGACCACATAAACCCAGAATATCCGCCACTCATCGTGAGCTATTGCATTGTATAAAAAAAAGTAAAAAACTATCATAAGCATTAACAAGCCGGCTGCGCCAAGATAAGTGTTCATTTTAGTTAAAGTTATTTATCATAAACCATTGTAACTGTCCGGCATTTAGGGCAATACCTGAACGGTATCCCCTGATATATTCCTATATGCAGGACTGTGTTGCAAAATTTATGTATCAGTATCCTTGCTTCGCCATCTTCGCCCTCAAAAATTCCGAGGCTCCCCCTGTCTTCAAATTGCGGAGACCACCACCTTAAACCTAAAAACTTTTTTTCCTTCCACAAATCTTTTTCGTTAATTGGCATGATTTTTTAAAAATTAAATTATTTATTATTTTCCCACAAATACTCCCATGCCTTGCCAAATTTATTGTACCACTTTCTACAATCTTCTTCTGTATTGAAAACAACTTCTTTAGTGTATATTTTGCGGTTATTAGTGTAATTTGTGCATTATCTTGGTCTCATAAACACCCAATTCCATACCCAAGAATATTCACCTGTAATCTTTTCCCTGTAAGATTTGCTTTTTTGTCTTAAGCCAGCTATTTCTGCGTCTTTTTCTGTGTGGTAGCAATTACTCTGCTTCCATTTATCAGATAAAACTTTTTTTATCTTTTTTAGCTTCTCATCCGTTAAATCTAAATTTATTTTTGGCATGATTTTTTACTTTGCCAAATTTATCGTACCACTTTTGACAAGCTTCTTTTGTGTTAAAAGCAACCTCTTTCATACACATTTTACGATAGTCAATATAGTTCGTATATCGTCCTGGTTTGTTTGAAGCCCAATCCCATATCCAAAACTTATCACCTGTAATCTTTTCCCTGTAAGACTCACTTTTTTGCCTTAAGTTAGCCATTTCAGCGTCTTTTTCTGTGGGGTAACAATTGCCTTGTTCCCAATACATATGATCTTTTTTACAATTAGCCCACATATAGTTAAAAAGTTTTCCTCCGCTCAGAATAATCCAATATAATTTATTGCATTTCGGCTTCCACCT